GATGCCCGACACGTCGCAGCACACCGCCGGCCTCTAGTTCGCGCACAGTCCTGTTGACCGTTTCGCGTGCCAGACGGCACTTCTTCGCCAGGTTCTCATTCGACATCCAGAACACGTTGCCGTTCTGATCGTTGACCGAGTCGGCGATCATCAGCTCGACCAGGAACACAGCGCCCGTCGCAGACGACCCGTCCTGGTAGCCGTGCCCGTGGCTGCCGATCACATTCGACATGGCCTGAATACTCATTGCTGCGCCGCCAGGTCGTCGCGTGCACCGTCGAGTTCGCGGGTGACTTCGTTCGGGTCGTCAGCGACAGCTGCGGCCCGTTCGCCTCGAGCCAGGCGCAACTCCCATGCTCGACGTTCAGGAGTAGTGGCGCATCCGACGCTGATCGCGGCGTTGTGGCCGAGATTCAGCGACTTGAAGTATCTGATGCGCTGTGTCTGCGTCATCGTGTCCAGTTCCGCGTCGGTCATTGCTTTGCCTCCTTGAGACGTTTTGCTTCGGCTTGTCTGACGTTGTGCTCCAGCGACGCCGCATAGCACCAAGAGCACCGGCAGCCTTTCGTCCACCGATACCGCGTGCCATGCCCGTCAGGCTTGCCTGTGCGCTTCACAGGCGCAGGTTTCGGCACCGGCCGCAGATCCGGGCCACGCGCCGCCACGATGTCTGCCCTGGTAAGGGCCGGCTCGTAATCCTCGACGAATTGAAAGGTGCCACCGCTCACAACAGCAGCCCCTGTCGTTCACCGTTCGTGCGGGCGACCGTTTTCGACGCATGACCCGACTCAAACACCCGCCACCTGGCGAGGCGCAGGTAGTCGGCGGACAGGTCGACACCTATGCCGGTGCGGCCCAGCGCCCTGGCGACCATCGGCACCGTTCCGGTTCCGGCGAACGGGTCGAGGACCACGCCGTCGGGCGGGCACCATCCGAGGATCAGCCGCCTCGGCCATTCCTGCGGGAACGCTGCGAAATGGTCGACGCCGAGTTCGTCGGGCACCTTGAGCGGTTCCGAGGGGATCGACCAGACCGAGCCGGGGAGTTTGCCCAGCGGGTGTCCCCCGAATGTGGTCATGCCACCGCCCTGGGTTGAGATTGTGTTGGTGCCACGGTTGGAGCCTTTGCGCGTGTCCACCTCGCTGTAATGCTTGCCTTTGCCATCGGCGGCCCAGCCCATGCCCCCAGGCGTCTTATGCGGGTCGCGGATCTCGTCGAGTGCCGAGAAATACCGCGGCTCCAACGTGAAATGGAACCATTGCTCATGCGACCGGCGCACCCGATCCGTTACCGACTCCGGCAGGCCGTTCGGCTTCGACCAGACCACCTCGGCCCGCAGGATGAGGCCCAGGTCGTCGATGCAGCCGATGGCGTAACGCCAGGGCAGGCCGAGTAGCGATTTCGGGCGGGCGTGGCCGCTGGCTTTCGTGTAGGTCGTCGGGCCGCGACCTGTGCCACCAACTCCCGCATTGTTGTGACCGCCTGACCCGGCGTACTTGTCGCCGAGGTTGACCCACAACGACCCGGACGGCTTGAGCACCCGGACGCATTCGGCGGTGACGGCCCACAGGGCGTCGAGGAACTCGGCCGGTGTCGCCTCGGAGCCGATCTGCCCGTCGTAGTGTTCGCCGTCGTCCCGGTACGACCGGAGCGCGAAGTAGGGCGGCGAGGTGACCACCAGGTCGACCGAATCGTCGGCCACGGGTAGCTCCACAGCGTCGGCTTGCACTAATCCGCTCACGTTGAACGCCTCCGCCGGGTGACGTCCACGACACGGCCGGCCAACCAGTCCTTTCTGGAATAGGGGCCGGTGCAAGGTCCGGCGGAGGCGAAAGACGGAGGGCCGGGCCGACGGTGGGCGAACCGACACGCGAGGAAGTCAAAACGTGTCGACCCGTCAGGGACCGTGACCCGGCCCTCCTGGTCGAACGGCTGGTCGGCGTCTGCCGTCATACCGAAAGCCATTCGACGATTTGGTTCCAGTCCGAGGGGCGCACCACGCCGGCGGTGACCTGATCGCAGCCCCACAGCATCGCCAACACGTCCGCCTGGGCGACGCTGAGGCGACCGTTTTCGCGTTTCACCTCGAGGAACAGGACGTGCGGCGGTTTGATGAGTACCAGGTCGGGGAAACCGGCCGTGGACCGCCTCGAGTCGTGCGTATGGTACGTCCACCATCCGTACAGCTCGGCGGCCTGCAGGATCGTGTCCATGAACGCCTTCTCGGTCACCAGACCCGATGCCTGGTCTACGGCGGTGCGCGGCAACGTCACAGCCGGGCCTTTGCCATGAGTGCGGCGACCTGGCGGCGGCCATAACCGGTCAACGTCTGCACCAGACCCGTGTTGCCGGCCGTCGTCGTTTCCTCGAGACACGGCCCACCCGGAAACGCCCGCACATAGTCGACGTACCCGTGGTCGCGCAGCTCCTTGAGGCGGGTAGCAATCTGGTTCGGCGACACCACATGACCAGCCGTGTTGACCACCAAACCGTCCATCCACAGGCTGTGGGCAGTCGCCGATTTGCTCCACAACGCTGTCAACACCTGGGCGCGTTGCGATCCGGCTTTGACGGTCGCGGCTGCTACATGCGACGTGACCGGGTGCTCGTCGGATACGACGCCGCCTTTGTCCCACAGCGACGCCTGCATCATGCGTCGACCTTCGCGAGGAGGCCGTCTAGTTCGGTCCGGTTCATGCCGTGGCCGGCTGCCCGACCGAAGTTGCGTTTGTCCCATATCTCCCGGGCACGTTCGGCGTTGCCGCCGCATGCGTCGAGCAGCTCACGCTTCGCCTCAAAAGGTGTGATCGGAAAGTCGTCGCCGTTGCCCGTCGAGGCCGGCGGGGTAGTGATATCAGATGTTCCCGCCGGGGCCTGCCGGTCGGCTTTGCCCATCTCCAGCGACGACGGCCGCAGGCCCTTCGCGTTGAGGCCGAGGTTCGCCAGGGCACGTCCCAAACTGCTGGTCTCGCAAGTCTCAACGGCCCATTTCTCCATGCGGCCCTCGAACTTCTCTTCGGCCCAGCCGGTCGCGTCCGGGTGCTCGGCGGTGCCGTCTTTCCAGATCGACGCAACGAACAGAACCTGCGAACCGTCGCAGCGGTGCAGCTCGGTCCGGATCCGGCCCCCGGGGAACCGCTCCCAGAACTCATGCACCCTGTGGTCGACGTCCTGGTAGTCGTCAGGCTTCGGCATGTTCACAACCCCCACGGTCGGCTTCGCGGCGCACCATAGACCATGAGCGCGACCCGTGCGCGGATACCGAAATATCTTGTCTAAATACTTGACACGGGACGCTGGGTCGTCTACATTATGGACATGGAAGCAACAGCAAACCGACCCGAGGAGGTCACCGAAATGGATCACAAGCTCATCAAGATCACGGCAGTAGTAGCGGTTCCCGATTACGGCGGCAAGTCTGCCGTCTGCGCTCGGGACTACTTCGAGACGAATGAGGCTTACGTCATCGACTGGAACGAAACCGACCTGGCACTCGTCGAAGAAACCGGGAAGGGCTGACCGATGACCGACCTGCTGACACCAACCGAACGTGCCGCCCATGATGCCGCAGTCGCCGCCACGACGTTTCGACGCAACAAGCGGACTGATGGCTGGATGATCGTAGGCCCGATGGAAACCGCCGGCCAGGCCATGGACGGCAAGTCCGCCCTGTGTCCCGTGATGAAGAAAGGCGGCGAAGTCAAGGTCGTGTGGATTCTCAACTCGCGGCGGTACTTCGTCGCCGACGACGGCACCGAGTTCTTCGCCGCCGACATCGAGGAGGGCTGATCGATGAGCGACTCAGTTTGTATCGCCGTCGCCGTTGTGGTGATGGCTGCCGCGTTCGTCGTGTTCTGTGCCCTGTTGCCGACGGTCACGCCATGAGCGACACGACGAGCAGCAAGGAAACCGCCAGGTATTACTCGGCGGCGATCTACACACACCTCACCCAGGTCCTCGACCCGGTGGATGCCCTCGAGGGTGCCGTCGAAATTGCCGAGTTTGCCGAGCTGCAACTCGTGGCGACAATCCGTCTGGCTCACGCCGACGGTTTGAGCCTTCGGGCGATAGCGGCCGTGACCGGCGACTCGCCCGAAACGGTACGCAAGATCGTTCGCGCTGGTTAGCCGTTCGACGGGTGGTTGTCGATGAAGTGGGCGAACGCCTCCGGCGAGTCGAGGACGACGGTGATGCCAGACGGGGCCGGCGGCGCGTCGTCGCCCATCACAGCCAGGTACAGGCCCGTCAGCGCGATCAGCAGCGCGGTGATCGCGCCCACCAGTTTGGTTAGGTCACCCAACGAGACTCGAGGTGCCTTTCGTTCCGACCTTGGATGCGGCGAATGACTTCAACACGGCGAGGCCGGCTGCTGCAGCTGCAGCAATGGCCGTGTCGGTGGTGCCGAGGTCGGTCACGACCCATACTGCCAGGAAGGCCTCGCAGGCGGTCGCAGCCGCCCTCTCGAAAAGGTCCTTGTAGCTCATGCTTGCTCCCCTTCTAATGCTTGGTGGGTTTTCGGGCCGACGATGCCGTCGGCGGTGAGGCCGTGGTTGGCTTGCCAGTCGGCCACAGCTTCGGCTGTGGCGGGTCCGTACACGCCATCCTGGACGGCCCCTACGCGCGCCTGGACAAAACGCACATAGGGGCCGCGTATTCGTGGCCGGCGGACCTTCAGGGGCCTGTACGGGACGCTCTCGGCCTTCCAGACGGACTCCGGGGGCATAGGGCCGGCGAATATGCCGGTATGGCGGCCGTGCGATACGTGCCAAGGCTCGCCCGGCACCGTTCTGAGAAGTGACCAGCCGTCGAGCACCTCATGGACCTGGGACCAGGACACAGGGCCGACGCGGGTCAGGTCGCACGCCCAGGCCCAGTTATCGGCGGGCTGGATCATGTGGTACGAGCCTCGGAAACCGGGCGCAATGACCCTGTCCGGGTCGGCGGCTAAATTCGCCCCGACTGCCCCGTTGCGCCACCTCGCGTACAGGTGCCGCTGCGCGTCCATCGAACGTGCCCCGGACTCGATGCGTACATGGTCGCGCATCAGCTGAGACGACCAGAACGCCCCCGCGAGCCTGAAGACAAGCACCGGGTGCAGGTGCTCGACGTCTTCGTCGCCGTCGTCGCGGAAACCTTCGAGGATGCGGACCAGGTCGGCGTGTTTCATGCAGGCGGATCGGGGAAGTCGACGGTTTCGGCCGGCGTCCATGTCGCCGGGAAGTCGCGGAGTTGCTGCCGGTAGGTGACCCATGCGGCGGTATCGGCTGTTGCGTCGGGTAGTTGCGTCCAGTCGGAGCGGCTAAGGGCGTCGTCGCGGTGCATCCGCATTCGGTCGATTAGATAATCGTCGGGGATGGTGGCTTCGTCGCGTGGTCCACGCAGGTTCATCGTCACGCCTTCCTTCCAATGATCGTCAGGTGGAGTTCGTCGCTGGCTGCCCAGGTAAAGGGATACGTCTGTGTGACTGCGCCGGTGCCGGCGTCCTTGAAGAGGAACACCTGCCCGCCATTCGCGTTGTTGACGACTGGGAGCATCACATAAGACGTCGCAACGTTCGCGTCATAGAGGGCACCGTAACCGAGCCGCTGATAAGCGAACAGTTCGTCAAACGCGCCAATGGCTGAAAAGTCGATGAGCATCTGCCCGGCGGGTTGCGCGCCGGATGCTCGCGCGACCATTTCCACAATCAGAGTGTCGCCGATGTTCGACCACGCGCCCACATTGACGTTGAGGCTTGCGCCGGAGCCTCCGAATGTCACAACCGGGGTGAACGCCGTCCATGTCGACACAGCCGCCACCCATCCTGAACCGTTGTAAACCTGCAACTGGTTCGTGTCAGCCAGGAAGCAAAACATGCCCTCCGCAAGTGTCGGTTCTCCGGATCCGCCGAAGCCGGCGTCCCTCGCCGACGAATCGGCGAACGTCATAACCACCTGGTTGGCCAGGATCGAGTTGACATCAGCGGCGTTGAGGACGTCGCCGGCGGACCAGTTCTTCGAGCCTGTCATCAGTTCAGCCTGTTCGTGTCTAGGACGCCGTAGAGGGCGCTGTTGAGTATGAATGCGGCCAGGTCGTCGCCCTTCGCAAGGCTGAACGTGCCCACCGCCGCGTCCGGGGTGATGTCCCATTTTACGCCTATGACGACACCCTCGTAGGTTTGCTGCGACCCGCCGCCCGGCGTCGTGTACTTCACGGTCGCGAGGTCCATGATCGACAGGTCGAACAGCGGGTCGTCGCCGTCGCCCGGTCGTAACGGCTGCGTCGTGATACGCGACACATGCACCGACGGTTTCTGATGCTGCCCGACCCAGGCGGCGGCCATGTCGGCGGTAGCGGCATCGGTGTCGTTCAATAGACCGGTGCGGCGCAGGCCCCGCAGTCCGTAGCTCGAGATCAACGCCGCGGACGCTTTGGCGGTTTGTTCGTCGCCGCCCTGGCGCTGCATCTGCGCCATCGTCCACACCGTTGCACCACCAACGAGCACGTCGAGGTTTCTAAACAGATACGTGCCGCCGGCCCCGCTGTCGTCAAACGTGAACGCGGTCGTGAACGACGGCGTGCCCTGCGGCCGAAAACACAGGTTGTTGAACTGGTAGTTCGCGTCGAGCATCCGGCCCTGGCGACAAAACACGTCGCCGCCGTCGGTCTGCCCGAGCAGTTGCGCGACCTTGCCGGCGGACCCTTCGTGCTTGAGGCCCGTTTGGGTAGTGCGACCTACGTTGGTGCCGTCTACCACAACCCAGTCGTCGCCGTGTTGGCCGACCGTCTGATAGTCCATGATCTCATCGAGCTGAGCAGACACGTTCGCGCCGGTGAACGCGATGCCGCCCGAGTCGTCCGGGTCGCCCAACATCATCTGCGACAACTGCCCCAGGCGGTCGATGATCTTGACCGTTAGCCGTGACTGTTTCGTGTCGATGATCTTTAGGTCGATGTCTTCGACCACGCCGGCGAACACGGTAGGCGGCCCGTAGGCGTAGACCTTCTCCGAGTCGGACACGTACAGGCGGAACGCTTTGCCGATCCATTCCTCGTCGGTGAACGTGCCGCCGCCGCCGGGGGTGAACTTGCCGTCGTTGTTGTACAGCTCGAGGGTGCCTACCCCTGCCGAATACGACGCCGCCTCGGCCGCTTTGCCGTACTTGCAGGTAAAGCCGGCGACGTCGGACAACGCGACCGACCCGGCATCGAGGGCGAATGTGAGGTTGTACACCCAGGCCATTACAGGGACCTGGTGCCGACCGGAACGGGGCCGTTGCGGGCCTCGTACTCCTGCAAAGCGCGCACGACCGAGTCGCCGTCGGACCCGACCGGCATATAGACGTTGACGGTCATCGGGCCGCCGCCTATGCCGCCGCCGGCCCTGTTGAGCGGAATGACGGCCTCGGGGCCGGCCTCGCCGATCAGCGCCAGGGTCGGCGCGGTCACGATGCCGCCCGCGGCCAGTAGCGGAATGCCGGGGATGTCCGGCGGATCTAATCTGAGATCGGGTAGGAACCCGGGCATGTCGATATCGATTTCGAGGAAGTTGTTCAGGTCGTCGATCGCGATGTTGACAAACCCGATGAGCGCGTTGGCGATGTCCTTGGCGAACGATGTCGCCCACTCGACCGCGCCGCCGAGCGCGTCGCCTATGCCCTTCAGCAGGTTCTGTCCGATGCTCGCCCCGGCGGCCAGGATCCACCGGGCACCGCCGGTGATGGTGTCCCATAACAGTTTCGGCAGCCCGACGAACGCCTCGACTGCGAACACGACACCGTCGGCGAGGCCGTCGACTGCGGCCCGGAACAGGTCGAAGTTCTGGTAGGCGAGGACCACGCCGGCGACCATCGCAGCGATAGTGGCGACGAACAGGGTGATGGGGGCCGTCAGAATCCCTATGGCGACGTTCAGCGCCGTTGTGGCGACCGCCCAGGCTGTCGTGGCGACCGTTGCCGCTGTCGAAACGACCGTCCAGGCGACCGTGGCGATCTTGAACGCGACGAACGCGGCGGTAACGGCACCTATGGCGACGCCGAGGGTTGTCAGCAGCTCCTGGTTTCGTTCGATGAACGGTGCGACGCCTTCCATAGCGACCGTGAACTTGTCCATCAGCTCGAGCGCGATGGGACCCATCGCAGCCATCAGCGAGTTTTTCATTATGGCGAACTTGTCGGACAGCGTTTCGGTGGCGTCTGCCTGGGCGTCGACGAGGCCGGTTCCGACGCCCAGGAGGCCGCCGAACGTCTCCAGCTCGAGGTTCCCGGAACGGATCGCGGACGTCATGCGTGCGCCGGCGGTCCCGAACGCCTCCGACGCGAGAGCGAGGGCCTGCGTTTCGGTTTCGGCGTTGGCGATCTGTGCGACCAGGTCCTCGAACGCCTGGCGCGGCTCGCCGCCGGCCTCGGCGACATCTGCGAAGAACTTCGTCAGGGCCGGCCCCAGCTTCGTCACGTCCACGCCGGCCTGCTCCAGCATGCCGAACATGGCGATCGTTTCCTCGCCCGTGAACGCGGCGGTGGCGAACAGCGGGCCGAACTTCTCGAGCTGCCCGAGCAGGTTGTCCATCGGTGCGCCGGTCGCCTGAGCCACACGCACCAGGTCGCCCAACAGCTCGTCGGTTTCCTCGAGCGGAATGTTGAACTGTGTCATCTGCGCGTCGACGCGGGCTATCGCATCGCCCACGTCCATATCAGCCACACGGGCAAAGTCCAGGAACAGGCCCGTCGTCGCCTCGAGCTGGTCGCCGGTCGCTGCGAAGAATGTGTTCACGTCGGCGATCGCGCCGGCGACCACCTCAGCCGTCTCCGGGACCGTCTTCAGGACGTCAGTTGCCTGGGTCTTGAGGTCCTCGAGGGCCGTCCCGGTCGCCCCGGTGCCCTTTATTAAAATGCCCTCCATCGCCTCGAAGTCGAGGCCGGCCTTCACGAACGCTGCGCCCATGCCGGCGGCGAGGCCGACACCGGCCATCTTCAGCGACTTGAACGCCTTGGAACTCGCCTTCGAGAACTTCCCGACGTCCTTCTCGGCCTTGTCTAGCTGCTTCTTGAACTCCTTCGCGTTCGCCGAAAGGGCTACGTCGATCTTCTGTGTCTTCTTCTTCGCCATTACCTCAGGCCCGCCTTCTTGAGCAGGTCCGCGATCATCTTGTCGTAGGCGTCGACCACCTCGTCGTGGACATCGTCCAGGGCATCAGACAGGAACGGCCGCGCCTCGATCGTCACGCCGTCGCCGAAGGCGTTATCCCATCCGTAGTGTATGGGACCCGCGTAGGGGACTTTCGACGTCAGACCCGGCGTGCCGGCGGTGATCTTCGCGCCGCTGACGGCTTTCACAGCGTTGATCGTCTTTTTCAGGGCACCGGAACGCACCGGAACGATCTGGCGGGCGCGTGCGGCGACGATCTCGCCCAGGGCCTTGTTTCCTGCCTTCAGCTCGGCGACCAGGTCGTCGCCGGCTTCTTTCATCGCCTTCTGAAGGGCGGCGGAGTCAACGTAGATTTCGACCTCTGGCACGCCGGTTCGCCTCCTTCGTTCGTTCGTTGTGGGCTGCCCTGATCGCCCTGACGACATCAGGCGGGGCCTCGAGCAGCGCCGTGATCGGCTGCCCCGTGGCTAACGCGAGGTCGGCCAAATGGAAAGTCAGGCTGTGTCGACTAAAGGGCTGGTGTCGTTGTCCATCTCCAGGTTCTCTACTTGCTCGATGAACTGGTCGAATGGCGGCACGGTCTTGCCTTCGTGGCGTGCCTGTTCCCACGCGAGCCAGACCAGGTGCTCCAGGGCGAGCGATCCGTTCGACAGGGCCTGAATGGACAGCTTGAAATGGCGTTCGAACTTGACGAACGTCCCGATGGACGGTTTGACCGCCCATTCGGTGCCGTCCTCGAGCTGGACCCGGATGTTTAGGTCGATCATGGCCTCAGCTCGTCGCTGTCGAGATTGCCCCGGTCACGGGCCAGGTCACCGACACTTCGGCGAGGTCGCCGACGCTGCCGTCGATGAACGGAAGCTCGGTCACCAGGCACGATGCGGTCTTCTTCGGGTTGGTCGCCGACACGGCCGCACTCGTCGGCGTGATCGTGACCGGGACCGCTGTTCCCAGGAGGTTCGCCAGGGTGATGTAGACCTCGGACGCAGCAAAATCGTTGAGGAACGTGATCTGGACTGAGCTGTCCTTAATCCCGCCAATTCTGGACACATTTGTCTCTGACATCGCCGTAGTCACCAAATCGGCGCAGGTCTCGTTGAACCCGCTGATGCTGGTGATGTGGTCCGTCAGGTCTACGGAGTTGACGGTCACGGTGACCGTGTTTTGCATGAATACGGCCATGATTAGCCTTCCTTTTTGCTTGTCGGTGGTGCGGCCAGGTGGCCGCTGGAGATGAGGGCCTCGATGTTGCAGCCCTCGAGGTCGCCGTCGGTGACGGTTCCCCCTGGTTCGACGCCGGCAACCGTTCTGGTGCCGGCGACCTTGTAAGTCGTCATGTGCTGTAAACCTCACAGTTGAAGATGGCCCCGACGTAGAAACTGTCGGCGACTTGGACATTGCCGTAAGCGGTGCAGCTCGTCACCTGGGCGGTCGATGCCTCGCCGCCCAGCGTCGTGTCGCCCCGGATTGCGGTTTCGACCGAATCTGATCCGGTGATGAAACTGTCGAGGACGTCCTGGCCGGCGTTTGGTTCCCACCGTTGCGCCAGCGCCAGCACCTCGAAGTTGAACCTCGACAGCCCCTGGCCGCCCATCGCCTCGTGATAGTCCGCGACCGGCGAACCAGGGCGAACTATCGCGCACGGCACAGGGCAACGATCCGGGACGGTGTCGAACACCGCGACAAAGGTACTCACGGTCTCGAGCCTGACTTTGATCTCGTCCCGGATGGCGGTGTAGTCGGCCACATCAAGCCACGGCCAACAGGCGGTAACCGGACAGCAACGCGCGCACGTCCGGGTCGATTCGTGAGATACGCACGGCGTCGCCCTCGAGGCCGGCCTGGAACCCCAACGGGGAGCTGCGCCGCTGGTAGAGGCGTGCGCCGAGCACCGTCGACGCCTGCACGATCGCGGCCGGAATCGACATGCCGTATCCGTAATACGCCTCGACCTCGATGGTTGCACGGTCCGACGTGTACCTCGGGAACGATGACCCGTCGACTCGGCGGATGACCCTGTACGGGGCCTGGTTGCCGTCTACGACGAACTCCGACGTAACCGTGAGGGTCGTGTCGTAGGTGCCGTCGTCGGACGTGTCGACCTTCAGGACCAGCGACGTGGTTTGGGCGATGTCGTCGACCAGGACCACGCGGTCGTTCATCGGCCGGTACACCTTGGTCGACGTCGACCCGGGTACGGCAAAGCTGCGGCCGGTGTAGTTGTCTACCTCGGCTTCGGCTG